CAGTAGCCTCTTCCCATTTATTCGGCCTTACTACAAACGTTTTACCCGAACCAATTAAATCGTTTGCGATTATGCCGTCATTGAGGATACTCTTTGAGGCATCTGATGGGCTTTGCCCTGACCGAAGCCTATTGAGTTTAGTTCTTTCTGTGCTAGAGAAAACGTTGTTGACTACCGTGGTTCCACCGTCAACTTTATAACTAAACCTACCTTCTGTAGCGTCAGTAACCTCCTCCCATTGATTAGGTTTTCTTGTAAAAGGTCTACTGAAATCAGCAGCAACTAGGTCATCAATAGAAATTTTATTATTACCAATTCTGGCATCGTCATAATTGGTCTCATCGGCAGAACCAAAGAACCCTACTACAATCCCGTCAATCTCATAGTTTTTACCTGATAACTGAGAGAAATCAAATCGCAACCTGTTTATTGTTTGTGAGTCATACCAGTCACCCACATCTCGCATATCAAAAACCAGATATTGCCATTCGTTTTGCACGTAAGTGACTGGAGTTTCAAGAAAGTTAGCCCCAGTAAAAGAATGATCGTCATTTGAATAGTAAATCTGAAACGGAGTTGTGTGTGTCAAAGTAGTAGTTCGTATTCTTACGCGAATAGCATAACTTTCATTACCCTTGATTGTTAAACCACTAGGCGATGTCAGATTTGGGTCAGTGTTGGTAGTAGTAAGTTTTATAACTCCCTTCTGAACAACTACATCTGAGCAACCAACAGTGATAAAATCTTGTAACGTATTGTTGCCGAAACCCCATCGCTGACCTTCTATCCCAACAATTGCGTCAGCAGTTACACCATCAGGTCCAGTTTCGCCAGTCTCACCAATTAAGTTCTTAACAAATACCCATGTGTGAGGGGATACATCAGTTTTCTTATATACGTTACTACCATCTGATAATATAAAATCACCAACAACACCTATAACCCAATTCGCAGAATCACCTGTTTCTGAATACCAAGTATTACCATCATCACCATCTGTTACATTTAATGACTCTAAGAAAGCAGCTTCATCCTGATTACCATTTGCAGCAGACCATATTTCAAAAGCTGATAAACCATCTACACCTTTTATTTCTACTCTAACACTGTCTATTAATAACGATTTACCAGATGAGCTAGTGTCAGCCACAATTATAATATAATCGGCACCACCTGTTGCTGGCTCTGGGACGATGTATTCTAAAGAATACTTATTCCAATCACTTGTGGGAGTGTGATTTGTAAACCCACTATTACCAACCTCATTGGTACTATATGCTATTGCAAACTCAGCACTAGGGTTATCTGCTGGTGCTTTTGCGTAAATTGAGAATACAACCGTATTTCCAACAAAAGAAAGTGCTAAGTCTTCAGGTATCGTAAGATAAAATGACGTACCGTTCCCCGATGAATTAGCGACATTACCCACTGCCCCAGTTAGGTAATATGCATAAGTCCCACTGAAATTATCAGTAGACAAAACTTTAGTACCGTTATGTACCACAAGTTTGGATTGGGAAGCAGAGGTTTCAAATTGTTGCAGGTATGCTGCCGAAGCTCCGTCAGCGCCCGTTACACCGTCTTTAGCTTTAGACAATGAAAATACTTTGGTCAGTGTAGGATAATCAGTCCTAGTGGCGGTAAAAGTCACTGTTCCGCTATCTACTGTCAAATTAGTGACGGTAAATGTAGAGCCAGATAAACCACCTTCAACTCCCGAACTGGCAGATGCACTAAGTGTGTATGAAGATGTGTCGTCAACTTTACCTACAAGTATTGTTATTTTTGAAGACACATCAGAATAATCACCACCTGCTCCAGCACTGTCCGTAGAAATTGTACGTGAATCACTGTTTAGTCCTGCTGTGATACCATCCCCTATGGTTACTCCGCTTACAGGTTGAATATAATAATCGAATATTGTGGGGTCAGTAATGTTGGGTGTAGGTACAGCTCTATTGCCTAGTATTCCGAAATAAGTTTTATCTGAAGGATCAAGAGATATGTTTGTTCCAACATTGTCATCAGCGTATACATACCAAATGTAAGTGGTTTTTTCTACACCATTCACATTTACATATACCCAATCACCAACACCATTCGCGGTAACTGCTCGATACCCAATAACGTATTCAACATCAGGGATCACACCACTTATTGTTTTAGCAATTGTTGTACCGCCTGCAACAATAGTTGCGTCCTCATTGGTGGCCCATTGCCATTCGTATGTAAATTTATTAGAAGCTAATGCTGGTGGTGAAACCGTTATAAACCCAGCTTTTGAAGTCACAGAGGCAGTTGCAGTAGGTGTAACAGGTGCGGCAATAGTCAACGTAATTTGCGTAGTATCGCCTTCCAAATTAATACCGTAAGGCACGATGTTAGCACTGTATGACTGAATAGTAGGGTTAGTAATAAGTAAAGGTGATTGTGAAACTCTCTGGTTAGATTGTACCAGCACGTTTTCGGTGTCGTATATTTCCACGGCATACCATAGAACTCTCGAATCCTCTAATTCATTCCATCGTAAATAGAAATCGCCATTTTCTTGGTATAACTCAAAACCTGTAACAGTAGGTATTGTTAACGTGATCGGTGGTTTAGCAAACGCTACAGGTGTAGGCACAACATCTGGGTCAGGCACATAAAAAGCATCATCATAAGCAACACAGTTTAAAACTGTTTCACCATCACCTTCGGACACTTCACTTACTCGCCAGTATGAATTACTTTCTGCCATAATTTCAGATGTGTGTTGTATGACATCACCTGTTTCAAATAACCAACCAATAGCGCCCACAGGCAATTCCATTGTTCTAGGTTGTCTTGATATTCTAGCGTCAACCATTGCCCAGTATAGTGCTTGTTCAAGCTCGGATACATATTCTAAGGACTCACTACTAAAATTAGGGATACCTCCATCTTCTGCTAACCAAGCGGTATGTATGGTTGAACCCGACTCAGGGAACGTAGCTTCCACATCTACTTCAACCACATCACCATACGGAATATTAAAGTCACCAAAAAAGTCAAACCCATCACCGAATCCTGCACCTACTTGCGAACCCTCGCTTTGATCCTGAACTAACTGCTTAACCGTATAGGTCAGGCTATTTAATCGCTCTGTGAAATCACCCGACTCATATTGGGTTTCACCTTCTAGATCATGCTCATTAAACGCCCATACAGATGCACTTTTAGTTTCCACTCGCACATTGAATTGACCGTAATAATCAGAAGTATACAATCTGGTACCTTCCATCCATACGTTCATGTTATCAACGATAGGATTACCCGTATCAATTTGCACATCTATCAAAATAGAGTTAATACCTGCGTTACCTATTGAGTCAGGTATTTGGTCGAAGTGATTTGCCAACTCTATAATATTAGCATTGGTAACGGGTATGCTACGTTGGCCAGCCCCATACTCAACAGAGCGTAAATAATCTGCGTATTGTAATGCTGGGTTTCTTGAGAATAATGTTGTTGATTCTGATATTGCACCAAGTCTTGGGTCATATACTTTAGCGCCTCGAACTGGCACAGTTATTTTAGGTGGGGTAGTTAGCCAATCATCTCTGTTTCTATTTTTAACAAATAACAGTGTAAGACCTTCACCTCTCATCCCAACTAATCTGTTTTTCTCGGCTAGATCCATACCTTCAAACCAGAAGCTTAAATCACCATTATTTTCTTCATCCAATAGTGATGATGCGCTTGCATCTGCAGGCGTTCTCACCCGACATGACCATCCACCCACATCGCGTGAAGTGTTTGTCACCACACGTATGTCAGAACTATCATCATCTAATCTTATATTGTTTACATCGACAAATTCACATTCACCAATACTTATCGCATAGATGAACGTGGTAAAATAATGACGATAGGACGTATGTGATTTGCGGTGTTTAAGCAGTAGTATTGGTACCAACTCAGCATTCTTATATCCGTATATTTTTGGTAAGGCTGGTGGTTTTATTTCTTGGTCAATTGTGCCGTTAAAATTAGCAGTATATTTATCTTTTTGCTCATCCGTAAATACAGTTGGACTATGCCTCATTATTAGGTCATTGGGGTACCTTTGTCTGTGACTAGAATCAACGGCATACCAACCGTTATCCGATGTCAACGCACCTAACACTGAGTCTATTACCAGTGTTACAACCCTATCGTCAACGCCTCCACTGAACGAATGACTTAGCCCCCATGCAGTACGGACAGGTATAAGAAAACCTTCAAGCACAATACCATCTTGCATGATGCATCGGTTTATAGATGATGCTTTGTTAATATACCTTTGGGTTTTTATAGCGGCAATGACATCAGGGTCAGTAACAGAAAAGGACAACTCTAATTTATCAGAACCAGTAGAGCCTTTACGACTGATACCGTCAATTTCAACAATATTGTGATCAGGTGTGTAAGTGTTATCACCCAAAGTAATAGAGGTATGGTAATCAGTGTGATAAAGAATATGATCATCCCCCGCCCCATAAGCGTCACCCAGATTAATTGTGATGAGGTTTGCATAAGTGAAATTACCAGATGTTAAAGCGTCTTTTACTACCTGTGGTGCGTTTATCATATTCTTTCAACAGCCTTTAATACTAGTTGCATATCTTGATTGTTTGATGCCTCCATAGACACCTCGATCACACCGTCAGATTCCAAATACCATGTAACATTGTTTGTAATGACAGTGGTGGCGTTAGTTAATGCCAACCTGATCCGAGATGTCAACTCTACATTCTGTGAGCCAGTTTGTAAAAGCGTATCTGTTGCAACTTCATATACTTTTGTGTCATTCGGCATTTGTATATAATCACCAGACAAAAGCTGCCAAATACCTGTCGATGTCAAAGATATTATGTCTGTGTTTGCCGACTGTGCCCCACTAACCTTAACCTGAGATGCGGGGATTGTACCTTGCGAATAACTTAAACGTGGATGCACAAATAACAACGTATCATCAACAGCCCTCGACAACTTAGCCTTAATACCCCTACCCTGAGTCATTGGCATATCATTGGTAACTAACTCGAATTCATAACGATGTACCCCTGTGTTGCGTTTAGAGCGTTTTAAACCCACACTATCGGACACATACATTAATCTGTTTTCGGTTATTGAACATTCAGCCCAAGGGAAGCCTGCATTGTTGGATATATTAAGCAAAACGTTTACCTCTATTTTTACTACCTCTCGTAACCGAATCATACACCATTGTGTCTAATACTTTATTAGGTTTTTTAAGGGATCTTGCTACGGCTCTGGCTATTGCTTCTGGTGATACATTACCACTTGATGTAATGTTAAACGTATTGTTACCACCACCGCCACTCATAATTTTAGCAGTATCTTCACGACCAGTAACCCTAGTTCCACCAGACTTACCTTTTACAAGCATTCCATCAACCAATTCGTCACCGTACTCAGATACAATACCCATTTGATTCTGAGGTATCACACCACCTTTATCAAACGCACCAGCGAATCCTACAGCGGCTGCTGTCTGTGCAGTACCAAAAGCGGTAAACGCTGCCGCAGCAGCAGGGGCCAACACTGGGCCAACAATAGGTATAGCGGCAGTAGACGCAGCCGCATTTAGCGCACCAAGTGCAGTTTCAGCCGCACCCCTACCACCCACATTCAACACATAGACAGCTTTGATAGCCGCCATTTCAACTGTTTTTGCAGCTAACGTGGCTTCAACCTTAGTGGCTTCAGCCGCCACATGCGCACCTACTTCTTTTGTTTTTAAACCAGTATCCAATGTGGAGAATAATAAACGTTGTATACCCATTTGCACTAAGGCAGATATACCTGCTGCGGCAACTGACTTAAATGTATTTTTAAATGCATCGCCCAAATTATCGGCATTTACTATCGCATTACCTATACCGCTTGACAGGTTCTCTATCGTGCCTTCCAGCATATCAGCAGATATTTTTTCAAAGTCCATTGACGCAGTTTTAATGCCTTCAAGATATTGTTCCCACGCAGTACCAGATATTGCAAGTCTGTCACTTTCGTAATTTCTTTCTAATGCTTCAAGTTCAGTTTTGTGGCCTTTCAACAATTCCTTTTCTTCTTCATATTGTGAGCGCAACTGATCTAACTTACCTTGGTCAGTAAGACTTGCACGTAAACTTAATAATTTCTTTTCTTCTTCCAGTTGTTCATTTAAAGCAAAGTCTGTTATTTCCTTCTTATCAGCCAAGTACTCTTTTTGCAAAGCGAGTAATGCTGTGGTGTTACCTTCAAGTAACTTTTGTTCTTCAGCATACTGGGCATCAAGCTGTGACGTGTCTCCAATATTAAGACTGGCAAGCAAGCTATTAAGCTGTCTTTGTGCTGCCGCTCGTTCATTTAAACCTTTAGTAACCAGTGCTTCTTTTTTAGCAGTGTCAGCTAATGCTTTAGTTTTCTGAGATAATATCTCTGCTGCCAACTGATCAGCTTCAATTGATTCTGCTGCGGCAATTAATTTGTCGTAATCAGCCTCAGTAGAATCTATAACGGATTTCTTGAGACCGTCAGTAGCAAATTTTGCTAACACTTTACTTTTGGTGCCCTTCAATATCTCGGATGTTGACAATCCCGATTCTTCAGCCGACTTTTTAACACTAGCAATAAGGCTTTCATTAGCTTTCGTGTTGGCCAATACCTCGGAAGCTTGCTTTTTTAAAGCCGCGAGTCTCTTATCGTTTTCTATTTTTAATTCTTTTGCCATTTCAACATTTTTAGCATCAGCAATTAATTTATTATATGATGCTTTGGTTGATGCTATCTGCTGTGCTATGTCAAGAGCGTTTCCTTTACTTCTACTTAAAATAGCAAGTTTTTCTACTTTTTCAGCTTCCAATACTTGCACAGTAGTCATGTTTAATGCGGCTGCGCGGTCTTTGGCATCCTTAGTTATTTGTTTATTTTCATCATTATGTTTTTTTAAAGTATCAGTACTAATGCCCACGGCAGAATTGTAAGTTCTAATATTCTGTTCGGATTTACCCATTTCGGATGCTAAATTCTGCATTTCTGCTATACGTTTATTTTGCGCAAGACGACTTTTTACTTGAGACTTTTCATAATCTTTTTCAGATAAAGTAGTCACTATTGTTTGGTTGTTTACACCAGCAGAGCCTTTTTTCAGTTTATCTTGTTCTGCTTCGTATTCTTTAAATGAACGAATTAACTTGGCTTTTTGTGCAACTTCTTCGGCCACCACTTTGAACCTTTTCTGGGCAAGTTTGATATTATCTTCTTCGGCAGATGCAAGCACAGACGCTTGCTCTTTAGTCAGACCTGTAGCACTTGCCAACTCTTTTAAGCTTTCAGTCAATGCCTTAATTTTTTTATCACCGTCGAATAATGCAGGTAATAATAGGCTACCCATCATACCCGCAAACGCTATTCCAGCACCTACGATTGCACCAGTTGGTCCGAACCCAGCAGCAAGTTGTGACCCCTGCTGTGAGAAGATTGTCATGGCGTTAGTACCCATCTGCATTTGTACCGCGACATCTTGCATTTGGTAACCAAAGTTCTGCATTTGACCACGCATTCCACGGAATGACTTTTGTACAGTTGCCCCTGCCGCTCGCTGCAATTGGTAGGCTTTAACTAACTGTAATGTACGTTTCTTTTGAGTTAATGTAGCAGTTGAACCAAGACGATATAAAGCGTTTAACTGTTCCTGCTGGTTAGCTGTTCTACCCACTCTTGATGATAGTAGTTTAAATTCTCTTGATAAATCGTTGTAATTTTTCTCGGCCTTTTGAGATTCACTACTAGCTTGTTTCAATACTTGCTGGTTCTGAGACATTGCGTCACGTTGTAACTGATATGCTTTTACTAATTCAACGGTCGCTTTTTTCTGAGATAACGTTGCTGTCGGTCCCAATTTATATATGGCGTTTAACTGTTCCTGCTGGTTAGCTGTTCTACCCACCTTAGATGATAATAATTTATATTCATTACCCAATGAGTTAAAAGCCATTTCTGTCTTTTTCGCGTCTTTGAAGCCTTGACGCATTGACGCAGCTAATGATTTGGTTGTGTTTAAAGTCGTACTTACGTCAGCCTTGAATTTTGTACCTAAAGATTTACCTAATTTGTCAAATGATGCGGCAGCTTTTTTACTATCCTGCTCCATTGAAGTCATAGTGACGCTCATTTTTTTAGCGCCAGTAGTCGCACCTTGCGTATTAAAATCGACTGTATAAGTTATCGTTCTCATTTGTGACATTAGCTTAATACTCTTTTCAGATTGGTGATAGATTCTTCGACGGACACGTCTTCTTCGACGTACTTTATTGTATGCTTATCGTTATTATCGTCAATCGAAAAAAAAGCCGACCAATATTCAAGTTCAGAGTCAGGCCAACTCATTACCTCAAACACAGGACGGCTTAGATGATTACAAATACGTTTTATCAATAGTAGCGATGGGCTACTCAGTATCTCTTTTTTTTTGCCTTCAACCCGCTAGTTAATGGATTAATTTCTAAATAAGCATCCACTAATAACGAGCTTTCTTCATAAGACATTTCATTATAGATACGTTCTGCACCATCATCATCAGGGAATAGCAATTCGCCTTCTGTATTTTTGAGTACCGATGCAAGGGCACAGCAGTTAAGCATTTGCCCTTGTTCATGATCAGGTAATTTATTATCAACTACCTTACTGATTAAGCTAAACCGCCTAGCTGTTTGACCTACAGTAGCTTTATCAATCAGGTAAGATTCAACAACCTTACCTTTCTCATCTTGAATATCTACTTTGATTTGTTTTTCCATATTATGCGCTCGCTGGATCAGTCCATGTTACATCAGTGTTTTGTTTGGCATTGACGGTAAACATCAACCATTCTTCACCAGTTGGTTCATCCATCTCAAAACCTAATGTTTTAATGTTGAATACCGCAACAGTACCAGTACCCGTAGCATCAGGTTTATCTGGAAACTCAATCTTGATAAGCATACTTTGATTTAATTTGGCAGCGTCACGGAAAGCTTTCTGATCAGTATCTGAACCAATATATTGACCTTTAATACTCTTATCAGGGGCATCTTGTAACCCAGCACCGTATGTTTTATTGGTGTTAGATAGCGTGGTAGTTTCTTTTGCTTCTGACATTAAACCAACACCACCGATATTCGTGATTTTAGGAATAACAGTGTAAGCAGGTGTATCTAAATTTAAACTAAAACTAACAATCGTTCCAGCAGCTAACTTTGCTTCATTTGACATAATTTAACCCTCGTAGGTTTGTAGATCTATTGTTGAACGGTAAAAGCCTTGGTCAATATCTGACTGGGGATCACTATTCCTGTAAATGACAAATATCCGCTGGAATTCATCAGTAGCTGTATTATCAATCGTTTCTATCTCATTTACAAGTGTTGCCATGTCTGTTGAATTCTCACAAATTAACGATAACCTCCATGTGCAATACTTATTCGTCTTACTACCGTCAAGAATCCGACTAAAAGCATGTGTTATGTCAACAAAGCTGATGGCGGGAAGGGTTACCCCTTCTGGCACAAAGTCACGATATACATCACATGAAGCAATAGCACTAAGTAGAGAATAAAACTTTTCATCATTCATAATTTACTAATCTCTTTGTCCATGTGGGCGACTAATATGGGTGTTATTTTCTGACTGTTAGCATCCCAAGCTGAACTTAAAAACGGTATAGGTGCAGAACCCTTATGCATCATACCACCCTGTTTACCTTTAGCTGGTCGGCCTCTTGGGCTTTTTTCAGTTGGTAACTGTTCCAATTTCACACCAGACGCTAGTGAATGGGGTCTAATTCCATGTTCGTACATATATGCCAATACAGGCGCAGGCAAACGTCTTTTTGTACTGGCGGTTTTACGCGACATATCGTAAATACCGACCGAACCGTACACATGGTCGTCACTACCTATGGTGGCCGTATGTGATATGGATTCAACCATTACACCTGTCATATAACCTTTATTAAACATCATTGTAGTGTTAGATCTCATCGCAGAAGCAATGGGTAACAATGAGTTGTCAACACCTTTTTGGATACTTGTAGGTAAATCTTGAGCAAGGTTCTCCCAGTCACGTATTATGTCTTGGAAACCAGTAGCAGTTAGTTTAGCTTTAACAGACATTTACACTTCCCTTTCGGCAGTGATTATCATCTGTAAATTATCATCAGAAGGTCTAATACTTTCAACCGAATATAATTCACCTTTCCAGTCTAAGAAATGTTTGTGCAATAGTCGGGAATCATGTCGGGCAATGATTGATACATACTCTTTACTGAGGTTTACACCAGCCTTAATCAACTCAGAGCCACTCAATACTTGCACGTTACCTCTGATATCAAATATACGTGTAGAAACCTTGGTTAAGCGCCCTGTGGAGTCTTTGACGTTATCCATCGACTTAACAGTCAGTTTGTGTTTCAACCTACCAGCACTGATCATACAATTTCAAGCTTAGTAGTCTTTAATAAGTTTAAAGCACTCATAGGTAACTCACTCATCTTGTCACCCGAAGCACTTTCACGATTGGCATATAAATCTGCGACCATAATCTTACAAGCTTGTTTAACCATGTAAGGTACATCATCTGAAGGGTACCCAGCATTAAATACAACAGTCACATTGGCATAAGGGTCAACACTTGTATCTGCGAGTGTTAATACTTCTGAATATTCATTAAATTCGTATGTAACTAATTCAGAACCAGCCATAACCGAAATAATCGAATTGACGGGTGAGTAAGGTAAGTAGATAGACGCTTCATTCGCTACAAATTGACCGGTTACTAAACACTTACTAAATAAACGATTAGTCGCACGTTCGCACATGTCAGACGCAGCCTGTATTAGTGTGATTATGTAATTATCGTCATCATTGAAGTCTACAATGTTTAACTGATTTTTAGCCTCATCCAAGGTTAATATTTTTAACGGTTCAAGGCGTGTGAATTTGGTAAACATTGTAATCCTCTTATAAAAAAGGCCAGTGGTGTGAACCACCAGCCTTATTACATTTGCAGGGGCTAATTATGCACCAGCAGCAGTAGTTGCAGCACCTATGATAATAGCATCATTTTTACCTACAATTTCAAAGTATTCTTTATTTACTTTGACGATGGTAGAACCATCACTTGTGTAGGGGTCCAAAAGGATATAATCAATATCACCAGCACTAATATAAAACGCAGAATCCAACTTACCAAACATAAGGAAAGGTGCATTAGCTGCGCTAAAGTTAGGCATATAATCGTCTAAAACTACAGGGTAACCGTTGATAGACATTGGTTGACCCATATAACCAGCAGTAAATACAGGATTGTCGTTAGCATCACGTAATTTTTTGAACTTACCCAATGTAACTCTATTCATGTACCATTTAGCACCAGCTAGATAAGCTGTTGGTAATGCTGTTTCAAAGTCAATCAACCAATCAACAATTGCTTTATCTGTAGCAGGAAGTCCACCAGAAACACCAGTACCGATAGCAGGGTAGAAGTCTGGGTTACGTGCGCCAGTACCAACTGTAGGTTTAAATGACTCACCTGTAGTATTGGTAAGATCTAATCGGTTACTAGACAAGATACCACGCATGTTTTTGCTGTTACCATTACCGAATAAGATTTGGTTAACAACATAACGGCCAACTTCATCATCCAACAAGCGTAACAATTGACCGTAAAGGTCTAAGTCGCTACCACTCATGGCTTCGTCAGTTATACGAGGTTTAGCATTGATTTTAGCTATTTGGTTAACTACTTCTGCGTAACTTTGTACTTCAGTTTCAGAAATGGCAGTACCAGCAACGTTTTCAATACCTTGTTGTACAGAAGGGTAAGATATCAACACTTCTTCACGTAGGCTACGAGGCATGTTGCGCATACCAACAGCACCCATAATCGGGTAAGCTTCACGCGCACGTTCAGTTACTTCACGAGATAGAACTTGGTCAATAGACTCCAAACCAACACCAGTTCCAGTAAGGTTCAAAGCAGCCTTAACATGGTCAACAACAAACGACTTAAAACGCCCAGTGTCTTTACCTGACTCATCTTTAGCACGAATAAACGAACCAATAGCCGTTTTAACAGCAGTTTTAAGTTGCAAGTCTTGTGCTTTAGTATCCAAAACCAACTGTGGCTTGTTACCTTTAACTTCAAGATCAGCAATTTCGTTCTTTAACTCTGAAATGTCAGCAGCAAATTTAGCTTTTTGAGCTTCACCTAGTTGCTTTTCAGATTTAAGTTCAGTGGCAATTGTGGCAATTTCTAATTCAATAGAAACATTTTTGACACTCAATTTTTCGTAATTTTCTTGTGCTTTCGCAAGCAATTGTTCGAGATCCATAATAGGACTCCTGTAAAAAGTTAATAAAAATAAGTAATGTTAGTCACTGTATCTCACAGTCTTTTCACAGTATCCCACTGTTAGTTGAACATAGAGTATTTTTTAAGTGAAATTAAGTCAAGTGATGATTTTGCACTTGGCTTATATACCGAGCATATCTTCATTGCTTGCTTTCGAGATAAACCACCTTCACGCAACAAGCGTTCTATTTCTCTGACTGTAGGGAATTCACCTTCGTCAAAGTGTGATTTTATACTCTGTAAAGTAGATTCATCATTACAAGCAAAGTTGACAAAAGATATTTCTTTAACATCTATTTCGTGTAATTCATTTACTTGTTTTTCTCGGTTCATCTTTTCTTCAATAACGTTATAGCCGATAGAAAACTTATTGATAGCATCGTCTTTAGCCAAAACATACAAATCAGACCCTGCTGCGGTCTTAGACAATTTACCTTCAAAGAATAAACCTTTACTATCTTCTTCTATTCTGTGTATTTTACCTACAGGCATAGAATAGGCATCATGTGACCACAACAAAGAAGGTGTGGTACCGTTAGCCTTATGGTTGTTAATACTCTTGGTATAACAACCATCCATAGCCACATCCAATGCTTTATCTACTACATTTTTTACATTACCGTAAGCAGTGAATGACATATCATCCCCTTGACTTTTAAACTGGCAATCCATAAATAATTTATTCATCAGTTTCTACCTCTGTGTTTGCGGGTTTTTCATTTGCGGTATTTTCCCGCTCCAAAGCTGCTGCTTGTAATTTGGGTATGTCGGTTAATAAACCGAAGGTTAGATTGTTTGTATCAATTGCAAACACATCACCACCGTCAACGTTGTCACGTCCTAAATCTTCACGACCCTCATTCAAACTTATTAAACCAGTTTTGATTTCAGCGGCAATGGACTCAGCCTGAGATTTACGATCACCCCTTGTATATTGTCGTACATCTATCTCCACAATAAGACTTGTGGGTAGTATATTATTTAATGCGTTTTCAAACTTAGTTATCAACGGGACTAAAGAGTCACGCAAATAAGATTTATTATTTTCTTCAAGACTATTATATTTTTGAGCTTCAACCACACCCACACGCGAAGGTGGCACTCTAAACACACCACAGATTTGTATTCGACTGAATACCCGTTGTTTAATTAATTCGCTATCAGCAGGGGATAACCCCATAGCTTGATACTTTAATCCGTTTTCCAACACAGCAGTCTTACCAGAATTACCAGCACCGCCATGTGTCTTGCCCCATTCATCTTTTAATCGCTGTATAGCTGCACCATCTTTAAATATGGCATCTGTGGTAAGCACACCAGATGGTCTTGCACCTTTCTCCATTAAACTCGCTATGTGTTTCTCTTGGCTTACAGCTACGCCTATTGTCATTGCCGCAGCAGATATGGGCGATAAACCTTCGTACCCATTTAAGCTGTTTAATTTGATGTGAATAAGACTGTTACCAGCAAACTCAATTTTAGGTTTACCGTCATTAGTAGAATACGTGTAATATACTTTCCCGTTGGTATCCATTGCTGGACGGATATTAGTTTGAAACCTAAACGGTATTAATTGAGCAATATTACCAAATTTATTTAGTACAGGTAGCATGTAAAAATTACCATGCAATTCCATATTTGTTACGTACATTTCCAGCAAGTCTTGAGTGGTCATGTAATCATTAGGTTTCATTGAGAAAATACGATGTTCTCTTGACCCACGTTCTAATTTTTTACCACTACGTTTAACCAATAATGGTAACTGACCCAAGGATTCAGCTTTGTCACGAATGCACGTATAAACAATATCTGTGTCAATAGCTGTAACGGGTGTGACATTTACACCAGCATGTGTATTATTACTCCCAAACATAGGTATACCAAACTCATTCTCATATTTACTAAGTAAACCTTTAGTCTCCACCAATTCAGACTTTACGGATTTAGATGTAAACCAATTTGAAGGATTAATGTTTATACGCATAAAAGTTCTCTGGTTTCATAAGGGTTCACATCCGCTGGTTCTTGCAACGTGGCGCAAGAAACAGCAATAATTGTAGCGACTAATGGATCAATTTTGTCCGTCTTATCGTTTTCACGGACTACTTTAACATTATTTTGTTCAGTAAATTTGGCTATAGCACATGTGCAAGCAAATTCAAATAGTAAATCATTGTATCTGAATGTGGCCTCTTTAATCAATCCCTCTAATTTTTTAGCGGGTTCTGACATATTACCTGTGCCTTGTGAAACAGATACCATAGGAAAGTTATTACTTTCAATTAAATCTTCTGATATCTCTTTCATGTGCCAAGGGTCATAACCTAGCATTTCAACGTCAAAATACTTAAACGCCCATTTTATAATATCTTTAACTTGTTCATCACGTATTGTACTAGTATCCACCAATATTAACACACCTGTATCAACAGCCTTGCGATATATTTGTTTTAGGTGGTCTGTGGCTTCTTCCATTGTTTTTTTGGGTAGAAGATGCACGTAGAAGCAATCAGCCCCATACATCTCATTTGGGAACAATAAACATAACGAAGTAAGATCGTGAACTCTGGATCTATCAATTCCACCAAAACATTTTTGCCCACCGTAATCACCTACAACCTGATCAAACTTGCACT